CCTACGCCACCGAAGAAGTTGAGGCGTTCTACGCAGAGCGCGGCAACCGCTATCACTGCTATTGCGCAAACATCCCGGTGATTCTAGATGTCGATGGCAAGGTGGTTAATAAGGGGCTAATAGAAAAGCTGACGAAGGAAAGAAAATCTTGGATAGATAAGTAAATAAGAATAATCTCTAATCTCTTGCAAATGGAGGTTTTATGATTGATCAGAATACAGTGGTCCACGTAAGTAATGGTAAGCAGCAATCAATTAATCTTGGAAAAGTTTCTCTCTTTGAGTACGTGGCGGAAATCGGCAACGGAGTAATTGAGCTGGTATTTACCCGCAAAGGTTCTGATTTCGATAGAGATGAAGTTAGTCACCTAATAAGCCTGAGCAAGGAAGAGCTGAAATTTACTCTCATCAGCAACGAATCTGAGTACTCCTATGATGCCACGCTTCAAGAAGTAACATTAAAGTCAAACGAGTTTTTCGAAAGCCTAACGCTCAAAGCTCTTGTTGTATAAATCAAACAATTGTTTAAAGGTCGCTTATGCGGCCTTTTTTTATTGCCTGAAATCAATCAATGAGGACACAGCATGTCACGCATCTGCGTAAACGTGCTGTCGGTCATCAATTCCGCTTCAAACATCACCACTGAAACCATTAATGGCGCAGAGCACATCGTCGTGAAAAACGTCGTGCCTGTCCGTGACGGCATTGTGCTGAACGGCGGATTGTACCCGGCAGAAGAAAATACGAAGGGCTACAAGAGCCTTGAAGATAAACCCATGCCTTACGGTCATCCGAAGGTCGACGGTCGGCACGTCAGCGCCAGTAACGTCAGGGCGGTGAATGAATACCACATTGGCGCATACACCAGGAACGTAAGAAAGGAAAACGGTCAGGTACTGACGGATGCAGTCATTAATCGCCGATTTGCTGAAGGTTCCGAGAAAGGCCGAAAAGTGCTGCAGCGCCTTGACGACATGGCGGCAGGAAAGTCTGTCGAGCCTATAGGTATCTCCACTGGCCTGCTGCTAAACCGCATTGAGGCTAAGGGCGAGTCCAACGGCAAACGCTACACCTGGATCGCCACCAATCAGGTTTATGACCACGTTGCCATCCTCCTCGACGAGACGCCAGCTGGAACCCCGGAGGAGGGGATTGGCATGTTCGTTAATGCCGAAGGCGACGAAGTTCAGGTGGAAACGGTAAATCTCTCCGATTGCGATACGCCTGACCCACAAGACCCCGCTTTCAAGCAGATGTTCAACAACTTCATGGCGTTTTTCAGCGCCAACAACAAGCCCGTCAAAGAGGAAGCAAACCCGATGAAAGAAATCATCACCAACGCGCTGAAAGCGAAAGGCAAAGAGGTTGAAGGTAAAACCGAAGCCGAGCTGATGGATGCGTATAACCAAATGGTCGCTGAAGACGCAAAGGCGAAAGCCGACGCTGAAGAAAAGGCGAAGAAAGAGAAAGAGGAAGCTGATAAAGCAGCTAAACAGCCAGCGGCCAACGCAGAAGAAATGCCAGCGTGGGCGAAGTTGCTCACAGAGCAGGTATCTGCGCTTAACAGCCAGTTCACCGCTAACTCTGACAAAGAGAAGGGCGAAAAACGCGCTGCCGTGAAAGCTAAATTCGGCATGACCGATGTCGCTGTGAACGCGCTGAACGATGAACCTTTGAATGAGCTGTTTGCTCAATGCCAGACCTCCACTGGCCTGAACGGTACATTCCGTCAGACCGCTATCAACCAATCAGTCAGCGAAATGCCGGAGTAAATAATGGCTAAAGATGGAAAGCACGTAATCCACGCGGGCGGCATTTTTGCCAACCCTCAATTACATCGCGAAGGCGCTGCCGCTGCTGATATTAAGCCAGGCACCGTGGGATTCTTCGATAACACCACCAAGAAGTTCACAGCATCGGTAGCCGGTAATGAGCAGGCGATTCTGTATGTCGCCAACTTCGACTACCTGCGCTGCAAAACGGTGGATGACACCATTGCCGCTGGCGACTGGGTTGTTGCAATGCACCCGACTCCAGGCGTGTTCTTTAACGTCCCTGCAGCCGCTGGCACATACACGAAAGGCCAGCCCCTCTCGATCGAAAATGGTCGCGTGAAAGCAGTGGGCACAGATGAGTCTGTCCGTGCATATGTGGAAGAAGATCGTTCGTACACCATCGCGACTGCAGGCGACCTCCTGCGCGTTGTTATTAAGTAAGGAGCACCTGAATGTTTGCATTTTCCGTTAAGAAGGCGACCGAGACCCGGAACCTTGAGGCTAACATCGCTCAGTTCCAGGAGCTACAGTTCGCTCGTAATTCCAGCGCTCAGGCAGTGGCTGATTTCATCGCCCGTACCCGCGTGCGCGGCGAGGCGGCCAACGCCCCGGCCTTGGATGCAGTAAACGCAGTCGATGATATTCGTCGCCTGTATAAGGCCTATGACCAGACCGTGCTGGCTGAGTTTGAGCCGAACACAGAGTTCACTCTGCTGAACGACCTGATGCCGCTGTCTCGATCCGTTCGACTGGAAGAGTCTGTGTATGAGTACGCCCGCACTGGCGGCCGTGGATGGGCTCACACTTCAATGTCAGGCCAGATCGGTGCTGCTCTGGATGCCAAGAGCTACACATTTGACGGAACCATGGTTCCCATCCATGACTCCGGCTTCAAGTTCAACTGGCGTGACCCGGTGTTTAACAAAGGCAATGCACTGTCTTCATTGGCTGATGCTCAGTCTGGATCCGTCGATGATGTGCGCCGCCAGTACGTTGATTACATCTGGGGCGGCTTCCGTGATGCTGCAGGTAACTTCATCAACTTCGACGGAAAGACATGGAAAGGTCTTCGTGCTGATGAGCGTGTTGCTCAGGTGACTTTGAACCTCAACTTCACAACAAGCACCGACCCGGAAGCCATGCGTGCAGAGGCTATCCGCCTGCGTGATGTACTGAAGCTTACCAATCTGCAGTACGGCCAGCAGACCTGGTATGTTTCTGGTGAAATCACTTCCAATCTCGAAAAGCACCGCATTTCTAATAATTATGCTGCGCCTACGGTGATGGAAGATCTGCTGAAGCTGACAGGTATTGTTGCGATCAAAGAGGATGCCAAGCTCACCGGGAATCAAATCCTGATTGTTCCCCTGCAGGCTGGCGTTATCGCACCAATCGTGGGCCAGGCATTCGGCACCGTTGCCGATCCGCGCCAGTTCTACAACAGCGACTACATCTGGCGTACCTGGGGTGCTGCTGGCTTGATGGTTAAGCAGGACATCGCTGGTCATTTCTCTGTCATTTACGCCTCGAGCTAAGGAGCAATCATGGCACTTGTGAAAATTCTGGTTTCAAACATTTTCGCTGGTGCCAATCTTCAGAAGTTGGAGATTGGCAAGGTTTACGACGTTGACAACACAATCGCGGAAAAATGGGTTGAGCAGGGTAAAGCAGAAGCTTCGAAAGAGAAGGCTAGCGAAAAGTTGATCTTCGAAGTGGCTACACCATCTGCGCCAGTTAGCACCGACACATCTGTGCTGCAGTCGAAACTGGATGAAGCGCTTGAGCAACTAAAGGCAGCCCAGGAATCAGCAGTAGCGAAAGAAAAAGAGCACGCCGACGCACTGGAGGCCGAGAAGAAACGCGCTGACGATGCGGAAGCGGCTCTGTTAGCAGCAAACAAAAAGGATAAGTAACCATGGCAGTTCAGATAACGGCAGCGCAGGTTAAACAGCAGTTATCTGCGCTGGGTTACGCCGTCCCGGATTTCATGATTGATGCCTACCTTTGCAAGTTGGGCAGCATAAGCATGTGCCTGGAGGCGGCTGGCTACGATGAATGCGACATGACACTGATTCAGGTATACGCCGTGACGTTGATGGCTATCACCGCATACAGCCAGCGCATCAAATCACAGTCAGCGCCTTCAGGGGCGTCCCGTTCATTCGATTACAGTGGTGATGTGAAGACTATGCGCAACACTCTTGCCGCTCTGGACAAGTCTGGATGCACCTCATCATTACCGATTGATATCGGTAGCAGCGTGGGCTTCTTCGACGTCGTGGGTGGCTGCTGATGGACATACCAGCATCATTGCGTCTGCCACGCAAATTCCAGCGCGTATGGGTGAAGACGGATAGCGGGAAGGAAACGACCGCTTACGTTAACGCTGCGGGTGAGTGGCGCATCAACTGCCCGCGCATTGCTGCTGAGAATCCCACTGTCGTTAGTTGGAGGGAATGAAGTGAGTTCACTTGCTGCGTGGAGTTACACCGCACCTTGCACCATCTGGAAGAGGCTTCCTGACGCTTCGGCAGAGTACGGCGATGAAGCAGTTTATGCCGAACCGCTGGTTATCATGGCCGACTATCAGGGTGGCTTATCCAAGCGAATCGGAAGTATTGGGACGGAGCGTGTAGTTAAGAACACCTATTGGACT